AAGATTCAATATAACGAGGAAGTAGCTAGAGTTCAGGAGATAGCTAAAGCTGATCCTAACGATGTATTTACTGACATTGGTAATCAGTTAGGTGCGTTATTAGATGCACAAGATCAGTTAGGTAAGGCTTTATTAGCAGAAGAAATACAGATTAAGACTGCGTATAAAGGTGAAGAATCAGTAGGTCGTAGAGCATTGCGTAAGATTATTATTGAAGCCAGAGTTGATTCTATGATGGCAGAGTTACGTGAAACTATGGTCTATCAGGCTCCTCAAGAATTGGGGTCACTTTGGCATAAATATGAAAAGACAGTAGAGAAGATTGTCAAAGAACAGGAAATTGCTCACGCTGAAGAACTTAGATTGGCTAATATAGCAAAATGCCAACGGGAAAATATAAGAAAAAGAATAAAAAAACAGATGACATCAGTCCTCGCGGTGCTGTTCATAACATTGTGGTTTCTATGGCTAATGGTAATGATAAGGATGAGCGCGACGTACCGTGGAGCTTACTCATCGCCGTGGTGGTCTTGTGTTTTGTGCTAGTGATTGCATTGCCTGTTATGGGGCTTATGTACATGGATATGAACAATGCGACTAATGCTGCTATCGTTGAAATAGACCGAATGAGAAGAATACGCAACTTAATATTGCGTGAATTAGAGGAAAAAAATGCTAACTCTGAGCCAACTCAAACAACTCCTACCGAAGAACCCTTACGTTGAACATTGGCATCGTGCTTTATCTCAACTTCTTCCTGATTACGATATTAATACTCCTAATCGTATTGCTGCTTTTGTAGCGCAATGTGCTCATGAGTCTGGTGGCTTTATGGTTCTTAAAGAGAATCTAAACTATAAGGCTGCGACTCTACGTAAGATATTCCCTAAGTATTTCCCTAACGATCAGATAGCTCAGGAGTACGCATCTAAGCCTAATAAGCAGGTTGCCATAGCGTCTAAGGTTTACGCTAACCGTATGGGTAATGGTGATGAGGCTAGTCAAGAGGGGTACAAATTTTGCGGACGAGGATTAATTCAGCTAACTGGCAAATCTAATTATCAAGCATTTGCAGACTCACTAGAGATGGATATTAACGATGTGCCTGATTATTTAGCCACGTTCGAAGGAGCAAGTCAGAGTGCTTGTTGGTACTGGGAGACAAATAAGCTCAATCAATGGGCTGATGCTGGTGACATTCTTACATTAACTAAGCGCATTAACGGAGGCACAATTGGACTCGAAGATCGTAAGAAACACTATGACCATGCTCTCCATGTGCTTGGTGCTTAGTGCTTGTGAAGAAAGGTACAGGTATCCTTGCCAAAATCCTGTTAATTGGGATTCAATTGAGTGCAAGAAACCTTTTTGTAGTGCAAATGGAACCTGTCCTGAGGATTTACGCCATTATGAAAAAGATAAGGCAGGAAATATTAGTCAACCTAAAACACAACAAACTCCAGCTAAAGGAGATTGCAAATGATTAAACAATTATGGTCTGAAGAAAAATACACTACTGAAGAACTAAACGCTAGGCTAAAGTTTTTTATCGGCATCATTCTTGGGCTGACGTTATTCGGTATTGTGTTTGTTGTTTTATACAGTTTGATTTTCGTCACTCAACCGATGAATGGGATGAGTCCAGTTGATAACAAATTTTTTGAGCTTATCATTCCTGTTGCTACCTTTTTGACTGGTACGTTGTCGGGGATTATGTTAGCTGGCGACGATAAAGATTTAAGATCAAAAGCTATTGATGCGGCAAACAAGCCTTATACACCGCCTCCAGAGCCAATTTCAACACAAAAACGTCAAGAACCTACTATAGAGCCTGTATCAACTGCTCCTGCTGTTTCATTAGGATTCGGCGGTAAACCTGCTCCACCTGCTGCACCACAACCGGAGATTTAAATGAAATCATTGATTGCGATTATTGCGTTTATTCCACTTATTGCGTTTGCTGGTGGTGAGATGAAGAAGGTCTGTCATCAGGAAAAAGGTAAGGAAGTATGTAAGGTAATCAAGGTTCATAAGAAATTAGAAGGTACTAAAATTCCTACCAAGTGAGGATTAAATGGAAGATTTTTTAAAAACATTAACAAATATGTTAGTTGGTGCTGGTATTAAAGGCTATGGTGCTATTGCAGACCGTAGTCAAATGCCAGCTAATAAACGTCTATATTTAGAAACATTTGCAGATAATCAAACCACTCCAATAACTGAAAAAAGTTTTAATATGGATGAGTTACAAAGGATTGGTGACTTAATTAAAGCAAAGCAATTGGCTAATCCTAATGCTACAGATGGCTACATTCAGTACAAAGACTATCAAAACTTTGTAAAACCATCAGAGTTATCACAAACTGCAGGTGTTTCGTCTGGGGCTAAAAACCCTTATGAAAATATTAGAACTACATTAGGACAATTTAATTATAAAGTCGATCCTAAAAGTGGCAATGTATCTGTATCTGATATGTATGACTTTAATAAGTTACCAGAAAGCAAACTTAACAATGCTTTAAGTCGTGGTGATTATGTAGTTAATACATTAGACCCTTATGCAATGGCTAGAATTTATGCTGGTGCAAATATGCCACCGGGTAAAGGTAGACCAGTAACGATACAACTACCTGCTGGACTTTTAGGTCGATGAATCCGTATTTCATTGCTGGAACCGTCCTAGCCGTGGTTTGTGCTTATGGTACAGGTCATTGGCAGGGTGATACAGCAGGTCAGGCTAAGGTTCAGGCTCAATGGGATAAAGAGAAGGCTAAGTTAGCTGAAGAATATGCTGCTAATGTCGCTTTAATGCGGGAAAAAGAACAGGTAATGCAAGGTAATGCAGACAAGCTACGAGAGGATAAGAACCGTGAACTTAGAGAAGCTAATGCTCGTAATACCGCTTTGGTTAACAGCTTGCAGCACCGTCCCAACCGCACCGAGGGTAGTGGAGTGTCCACGACTGCCAGCAATGGAACAAACGGTTGTACCGGAAAAGAGCTTTACCGAGAGGATGGGGCTATTCTTATCGGGATCGCTAGAGAAGCAGACGAACTCAGAGCCAGTCTTAAACAATGCTACAGTCAATACGAAGCCGCTAGAAAAACATTGAACTAATTATTCTTTTCTTTTAACTTGGCTTCTATGGCTCGTTCATATCCCCATAATGTTTCTTCTATGATTCCATATCCATCATTGAATTTAGCCCATATATCGTCAATTTCATCATTAGTTAGCCCAACCCATTCGCGCTGTGGTGCTGTGTAAAGCGGCACTCGACCTTCGCCACCAGTTTTATAAATTGTTCCGCAACCAGCAGTATCAAAATGCTGACGAACTTCTTCAATCGTTACCCATCCTTCTACAGCATTCCAATACTCAAAAGACTCTTTAGGTGTACACGTATGTATTTCTGCTGGATTAACTTCTCCACAACGTAAACATTTCATAATGGCTCACCATTCTTTTCAGCTTCTTTATTCATTTCGCGCAATGCAGCTTGCCAACCTTCCCATGCCCACCATATAGGACTATCTTTAGGGAAATCATTGTCTGGAGTTAAATCGTCTCCATTCCACCAGCCGAAGAATTGATCGTTATTCATTTTCACTCCTAGCACGAATAGCGTCAGCAGCAGTTTCGTATGCAGCAGTTACTAATTCGCTATGCCATTTAGTCATTTCTACGCATAAAGATGCACAATCCTCACGTTCTTGTTTTACTCCTAATAAATAACCCTGCCATGCCCAATACAAAGGTGTATCAGTTACAAATGAGGAACTTTCAACTTTTTTACTACTAAGCCATAATTCAAAGAATTTATCTTCATTAGTCATTTGCAGATTCTTTCCTTAGCTTCTTTAAGATCAGAGTTCATTAGCCATGCAGCACATTGAGAATCCACCGTAAACGCATTAAAACCGTCCCTGTAGCCCTTTTTATAGGATGCCTGAACCCTATCAGTAACCAAGCCAGCAAACAGCCACAAAGCCCCTAATATGGCTATTACGTACATTAGCACTTTCATAACAATGCGCGAATGTCTGCAACAGGCATCCCTAAAACTTCATGGATGCGTAAGATTATGTCTGCTGATACGTTGACCCGACCACTCCTAATCTTACTTATCGTAGGAGGTGGTACGTCTAAGGTACGGCTAAGTTCAGCATCATTCTTAATGCTGTACTGCTCTTTAATTGCGTCTAGTAATTGCATAGTTACTCCAGAATAAAAAGACAGGAGCCGAAGCCCCTGTTAAAGCCCACGGAGGGCTGCGAGATCGTTATCAAAAAGGAATCGATTGGTCAAAGTCGTCAGGTTCAGCCGTTTTAACAGGCTTATTTACAGGTTTCGTTGAATCATTCTTTGGGCGTACCGATAAGCTAAAGAATTTCTTACCGTCCTTCTTGCTCTCTTTAAGCCAACCAGATAACCAAAAATCAGTACCAGATACATTAACGCTACCTGAATAGTCTGGATGGTTTTCACTCGTTTTATTCTCATTGCGGTAGAGAACTCCTCTATCAGTATTATCGTATTCAGTCATATTATTTCCCTGTTGAAAATTTCTTAATTGCACTACGTTCTTTACTATCTAACCTGCTCCAAAATGCTGTCTTTGTATCTGCGTCAAACTCTTGCAGATTAATGTAATCAATGACTCCCTGCATATCATTACGTCCTATAAGCATACGTACATCCATTGCTATGTTTTCAATGAGTTCTTTAGTCTCGTCATCTAAACTATCAAATACATCAACGGTAATAGGCTTGGCTGATCGTGGCTCGTCTTTCTTGATCGTAGCGTCTACAGCGTCATGCTCCGTAATCTCTAGGGCATTGAGCATAAGGTAACGACGAAGGTAGGTATGCATTGAACCAAGAGCTTGGATTGGTGGTGCTTTACCTGCTCCTGCTTCTGCTGTTGGACTCCTGAAGTAAACGACTCCACCGAACTCTGAGTCAAAAATACGTAGTGTTGCTACACCTTCACTAATGCTAAATACTGAGCATAGACCTAGATTGTCAAAGATGACGTTAATGCTAGGAAGGAAGTCTGCCAGTTCAAAGTATTTGAATCCTGCGAATGAGTTAAAGCCTGACTTCTTGAGCGGTAATTCTTGTAGTAATACTCTGGCTCTTTGTAATTTGCTATATACGCGCCATTGCTGTTCTTCGTGTTGCTCTTGTAATTGATAGTCGTTATTCATAGTAATGTCCTATTTATTTATCTGAATTTTTTATACTGAACCACATTGGTAGGTTGTGTTTTCTCAATAGAAGATATTTTCTCAGTCTGTTTTTGCTCCTTTCTAAATTTAGCAAAAGTCTTTCTAATGTCCGTCTTAGCGGCTGTAACATAGTCTTTCTTGTATAAAATGTTCTTTTCATCTGTCATATTGATCCTGCAATAATGTATAGAAGAACCATTATTACACCACAAAGTATAGGATGTTTAGCAAAATAATCATTAGTGTTAAGCAATTTATTCATAGTTATCATTTGATTCTAAAATATTAACAAGTTCGTGAATTTCGCGTGGTGCTACTAACAATGCCTCATACGCTATATCCAGTATTTCTTGCTCTTGAGTCGTTTTAGATTTCTTCTCTAGGTTGTCAGCTAGTAATCGCAAGGCATAAACAATTTCGGCTACTTCCCAATTATGCATATTAGTTTTCATTGCGACGCTCCCACTGTTCTGTTTTCATATCCTGTTCATAGTTCCACAGATCGTTAGCAGTTAGAGTGTCATCAACTCGTTTTGAATACTTAGCTTGATATGAAATCATGCGAGCAATATGATTACTTAGACTTGCAGTTAAGACTACTGGCTCGTGACGATGTGTAGCCCATAAAGTTAATATGTCGTTCAGTGATTCGCGCAACTCACCATCGGTAAAGTCTTGCGTAAAATCGTCTGGAGTTTTATTTAATATATTTTGCAGTGCTTCTTGTTCGTATTCATGGCGTTTCATAGTATTCTCCTAGTCAATTAAATGTAGTTCCACGGTTTTGCGCCAATTTGTTTTGCTGTTTTTTTTGCTGCTGTTTTTGTTGCAAATTCTGTTTCAAGAATAATTTTTTCTAATAATGGTTTAAATCCGTCTACGATAGTTAATTTCCAGCCGTTTTTTACTTTAGTTAAATGTGCTGTAAGGTACATTGTGTTCTCCTAGTGAATTAATAGTGTGTTGCAGCGAAGAAACTATAGCTCATCACAATCTTGTATGTCAACAACTTTATGAAATTATTTTATGTACGTTCCAAGAATAGGTAGTCGCAGAGAGAAACTTATCGAAATAGTCAATAAATCAGGCGGTATTACGATAGAAAGGTTAATAGAAAAGCATGGAATGTTAGGTGCTGCTGATACTATGTTTCTTATACGCGACCTTAAAAAGTTAGCTAAATTGTATTGTATTAACCAAATTGGCGATGTATTCTTTCCGATTTACAAAAACGTACCTGCTGTATTTGAGGTAGATAAGAACCTAGTCCCACCTAGAGAACCTGTACCATTTACGCCACTAAAAACATTTCCACCTACTATTAGTCCACGAGGTCAGCCAATTGAAAGACGAAGTTTTAAAACTTGCAAATCAAGCGTCCGTTACCAAAGTAAAAACGATATATAACTTTGCAATGCAGAAGTGTCCTGCTTGTAAACATTCAAGAAGTGCTATACAGTTTGTGAAAAGCAATATCTGCCGTACTTGCAGTAAGCGAGGTATTGTTATATAGTCAATGGGATTGGCTAGAGTAGCTCTCGAAAAGACGCTTTATCACCGTCCTGCCTGATCCCACCATTTTGTGATAACTACCCGATGATATAGGGGCAAATATGCATTACTACCAATTCCATATTGGCGATTACGCAACTCATACACGCCATTTAACTCCGATAGAAGATATTGCTTACCGTAGATTGCTAGATATTTATTATCTACATGAACGTCCGTTGAGCGACTGTTTAACAACCGTTGCACGACAGATCAACATGCGTGAGTATGAATCTGAAGTAGATTTAGTCTTAACCGAGTTCTTTGACCACGTTGATGGTGGATACATTAACCGTAGGGCTGATAAAGAAATTGAGCATTACAAAGCCAAAGTTGAACAAGCATCTAGGGCTGGTAGAGCATCTGCTGAACGGAGGACTAACGGACGTTCAACGGACGTTCAACCAACCAGTAACCAAGAACCAATAACCATAGTAAAGGCAAAACAGTCTCGTGGAACTCGACTTCCTGCTGATTGGGCTATTTCTGTAGAAAATATTGAGTTTTGCAATAAAACAAGACCAGATTTAAGCCCTATGGAAACTGCTTCTAGGTTTAAAGATTACTGGACTGCTCAAGCGGGTTCTAAAGGAGTAAAGCTAGATTGGGATGCAACGTGGAGAAATTGGGTTAGGGCTGAGCGTAGTAAAGATGCTGTATCAAAGCCACAAGCATTGAAAGGCTGGAAATGATAGAGAACATACTCAGCCGACTAGAGAAGGTTAAAGGTCGTAACGGAGCGTATACAGCTTGCTGTCCTGCTCATAGCGATAAGTCTCCATCACTAGCGATAAGAGAATTAGACGATGGTCGTATCCTAATGAAATGCTTTGCCAACTGTAGCGTTCAGGAAATAATTGGCGCAATTGGTATGGAAATTGGTGATTTATTTCCAGACACAAATAAAGACTTGCCTCCAGTCAAGAGAAAGTATTATGCTACAGACTTGCTCAGGGTTATCGAATTTGAGGCATGGGTAGTAAGCGTAGCAGCTTATACGATGAGTCAAGGACTACCACTATCGGAAGAAGATAGAGGTCGAATGAAGAAAGCACAGGCTAGGATAATGGAGGCAGTTAAATATGTCGGATAATATTTTTGCAATAGCGGAACGACTTTTTGAAGATCGTCAAATAATCAAGTCAGAGAATATTGATTTTGATAAGTATTATAAAAATACAGATTTATCGGCTAATGTTAAATCAGCAACTAACTGGCTAGACGAGATTTACCAAAACTACGTTGATCCATTAAAGACTGATGATGCTGTAATGCCGTGGTCTAAAACTCACGCAGACGTTAAATTTAGGCTAGGTGAGGTTACGGTATATGCGGGTGGGAACGGTGGCGGCAAGTCATTGGTAACAGGTCAGATAGCACTAGGATTGATTAAGCAGGATAAGAAGGTCTGTATTGCTTCTTATGAGATGAAACCTGTTACCACTATCGTTAGGATGTTAAGGCAGTTTGCAGGTGAAAATATCAATATACCGCTTACTCACGACAAAGAAGGCTACATTCGTGGGCTTTTAGGACGGTTCACTAATTTCATGGAAGATAATCTCTATCTTTACGACCAACAAGGTTCTACGACTCCACAGAAAACGATTGCAATGGCAAGGTATTGTGCTGTTGAGCTAAACATCCAGCATATCTTCATTGACTCATTAATGAAGTGTGTAGTCGCTGAGGACTCATTAAACGAGCAGAAGTCATTCGTAGACGAGTTATGTGCATTGGCACGAGATCATCACGTACACATTCATTTAGTCCATCACATACGCAAGCTAGTGTCAGAGGAGATTCAGCCCGGCAAAACAGATTTAAAGGGTTCTGGAAGCATTGCAGATCAGGTAGACAATGTATTCATGGTTTGGAGAAATAAAAAGAAAGAGAACGCTAGACGCAACAATGAGGACTATGACGAGAAGCAGCCTGATATGTTCTTAATGTGCCAAAAGCAAAGGAATGGTGAAGCTGAAGAATTTTATGGGATGTACTTTGAGCACAATTCGCAACAATTTATCGAAACTTTGAATGGTCAGCCTATAGACTTTGATAATCGTGGGAGCTTTCGTGCCTAATTTATTTGACGAGTATCCTGAATGGGTTGGTATGCCTGAATTTGTTCAAGAAAAAAAACAACCATTTAAAGAATTAATTATTAGATTTGAAACTAAGGATGATTATTTAGATTTTCAAAATAAAATTAATCAAAAATTAACTAATAAAACTAAAAGCATTTGGCATCCATTTAAATCACATTGGGGGCTAGAAAGAAAAGTATATAAAGATGCTTCCTAAATATCCAATTTATATTGTTTCTAAAGGCAGATCAAATAATGGTCTAACAACTAGAGCATTGAACGAAATGAATGTTCCTCATTTTATTGTTGTTGAAGAACAAGAATTAGAATTTTATAAAGAAGGTAGGAATTTTGGAGAATTACTTGTTTTGCCACAAAAATACAAAGAAGAATATGATCTTTGTGATAATTTAGGATTTAGCAAAAGTACCGGACCTGGTCCCGCTCGCAATTTTTGTATAGATCATTCTTCTGCTTTTAAGCGTCATTGGGTAATGGATGACAATATTGACGCATTTCATTATTTAAACAGAAATGAAAAGTTTGAAGTAAGGACTGGATCGACATTAAGAGCATCAGAAGATTTTGTAGATAGGTATAAAAATGTTCCTGTGTCTGGATTGAATTATTATTCATTTTGTAAAAAAACAGACAAGGTTGCTCCGTATATTTTAAATACAAGAATTTATTCATGCCTACTTATTGAGAATGCTTCTGGATATAAATGGAGAGCAAGATACAACGAAGATACTGATTTAAGTTTAAGGGTTTTAAAAGATGGTAATTGCACTATCCAATTCAATGCTTTTCTTTGCGGAAAAATAACAACACAAAGAATGCGCGGTGGTAATAGTGCTGATTTTTACGATGCTGAAGGAACATTACCAAAAAGCGAAATGTTAGAAAAACTGCATCCGGACGTTGCAAAAGTAGTTTATAAGTTTAATAGGTGGCATCATCATGTTGACTATTCGAAATTTAAAAAAAACAAACTAATTAAAATAGTTGATACTGAAAAAATGCCAAAAATTAATAATTATGGAATGACATTGACTGATGAATAAAATTGATAACAGCGAACTACACAGGCATCGATGCGAAGTTCGCCAAATCTTAAAGTGGCGTACTCAAGATAGAAACAAAGCCATCGAATACTTGTCTATTGTCCGCAATAAGCGCGGAGATAGAACGGCTCAGTTGTTAGAGAAGGATTGTAAAGAACAATGGCAGTTAGGTTCTAAAGGAGAAGAAGGCGTATGGTTTTCAAAAGGGTAGATAACTGTCAAGTCCAAATTGTGAAGGCTTTACGCGATATGGGTTGTACGGTTGAACATTTACACGCAGTAGGTAAGGGTTGTCCTGATATTGTTGTTGGTTTTAAAGGTAAAAACTTGTTGCTTGAAATCAAGGATGGTGATAAAAAGGTACTTACTCCAGATCAACTTAATTGGCACAGACTCTGGAAAGGACAAGTAAATGTAGTGACAAGTATTGATGATGCTAAAACTCTAATATGGAAACTATCAGATGAATATCGATCCGAACGAAGCGATTAATTTTATGATTAAAAACTCCGAGGCTTATGCACTAGCTAAGGCTCAGGTAGTTTACTTAACGGAATACCGCAAGACAGTTAAATCTCAAGGAATTCTACGTAGCTTAAAAACTACGGTGGTTGAGAAGGAAGCTGATGCTTATACTACGGTTGAATATAAAACGTGCGTAGAAGGGCTTAAAGAGGCTGTAGCGGAGGCTGAGAGGCTTCGGTGGATGTTGGTAGCAGCACAGGCAAGAGTCGATGTATGGAGGTCACAAGAGGCTTCTAATCGGTCAATAGAACGTAGCACTCACTAGGAGATAAATATGACTAACGATACGAATATTGTAGATGATAGCAATTTAGCAAAATGCGATTACTGTGGGTTCATTGATGATTGGGATGAGATTCCGGTGGTTAATGATAATCCGTGGTGTAGCGATGGAACGGTTACTTGCTGTCCTGAATGTAACAATGGTGAGAGTTTTACAAGTTATAAACCGAATCAAAATGCGTAAAAAAGATAGAGAATACTTGTCTAAAGTAGCAGACATAGGTTGTATAATTTGCTATAGGTTAGGGTATGCGGGTACGATTTCGGAAATTCATCACGTCCGTGGTGTAGGTCTAGGGATGGGTGTCAGAAACTCGCACGATAATGTATTGCCGTTATGTCCAGAGCACCATCGAGGTAATACTGGGTATCACGGAATGGGTCGCAAAGCATTTGAGCGCAAGTACGAGACAACTGAACAAGACTTACTTATTCAAGTAAAGGAAATGCTAAATGATGAAGAAATCGAAAGCCGATAAAAAGATGAGTAAAGTCTATAACGAGTTTAAGGCTGGTACTTTGCATAGCGGCAAAGGTGGTCCTGTAGTTACGTCTAAAAAACAAGCGACTGCAATTATGCTTTCCGAAGCTGGCAAGTCATTACCTCAGCGTGGTCAACGTACAGCTAAGAACAAGGCTAAGAAATGAAAACAGGACTCTATGCAAATATTGCAGCCAAGAAAAAACGTATTGCCGAAGGTAGCGGAGAAAAGATGCGTAAGGTAGGTTCTAAAGGTGCTCCGACAAAGGCTGACTTTAAGGAAGCTGCTAAAACTGCTAAAAAGGGGAAAAAATGAAAGGCATGAAATCTTGTCCAAAATGCAAGGGTGGTGAATGTAAGGGTGGTAAAAATTGCATGATGGAAAATAAAGAAGAAAAGAACGGTAAAAAGGGTGGCAAGATTGAGATTGAGATTTCATTGCCTATGCGCGGTTCTCGTACTGCCAAGAATAAAGCTAAGAAGAAATAATGGCTGCGGCATGGACTAAGAAGGCTGGCAAGAACCCTAAAGGTGGGCTTAACGAGAAAGGTCGTAAGTCTTATGAGGCTGCTAATCCCGGCTCTGACCTAAAGGCTCCTGTTAAAAGTGGCGATAACCCACGTAGAGCGTCTTTTCTAGCTCGCATGGGTAATATGGCAGGAGCAGAGCGTAAACCTGATGGTGAGCCTACTAGACTGCTTCTAAGCCTACAGGCATGGGGGGCTAGTTCTAAGGCAGACGCAAAGAAGAAAGCGGCAGCTATATCGGAACGAAATAAGAAGAAGTGATTTCTTTAACCATATACATACCTACTTATAATCGTTTAAATAAATTAACAAATTGTTTAAATGCTATTAAATATGATATTGCTGGTTATGAAGATAAAGTAGTTGTTTATGTTTCTAATAATGCAAGTACAGACGGTACTAAAGAATATTTAGATAGTTTAGATTGGATTAAGGTTCGTCATAACGATACTAATTTAGGTTTTGTTGGCAATGTAACGCATGGGTATAACTTGCCATTTGAGTCTAAATTTGTATGGATTATTGGAGATGACGATTACTTAATAGCTGGCTCAATAAGTGAGCTACTTGAATTAACACAATGTGATGTAGATTATATTTTTTGCAACACTACTGCATTTAGTCCTGATGATGAGACAGATGTTTGGGCTGCATTTCCTAATATTCCAGAAGGAAAGATTAAAGGAAAGTACGAAGGTAGCTTTGAATGTTTATTCCCTGACTTAATTGATCCTTATGTAGCTGATACGTTGCTTGGCGAATTGATGGTTAATTGCTTTAGGCAAAGTAAAGTAAGATGGACTGAGCCAATTGAGAATGACGCAACAGACGCAAGAATACATCAGCCACACAATGTTCCATTAATCAATTCATTCAATAAAGATACTAAAGCTATATATTGTCAGACTCCGAGAACATTCAATTTTTGGGGAACTGCTGAATGGCTTGATAATTATGATTATGTATTTCCAGTAATTACGTTGTGGCTAATCAATGAGTATAGAAAGTTTATTCCTGAAGGAAAGTATTTTGCTTTATTGGACTATTATTTTAAGTTAACTGGTAAAAGCATTGAGCGACAAATTAATAAAACAACAACTGCAAAGCCTTTTAATGATGCTTTCATTGAAGTTCTAAATAAGTCTTTTGATGAATTTATGACGCTTAGGAAAGACTAGGACTAATTAAGTTTACAGTCGGTATAGTTTAAGTTTACAGTCAGGAGCTTCCTTGCAAGCAATCGTAATTGCTACGGTAGATAGTCCAAGCATCCACGTACTATTGGAGAGCATTAATCAATATGCAAGAGAATTGCCAGTTTACATTAGTGCAAATAGTCTGGAGTTGTGGGGAGAAGTTAGAAAAAGACTTGGCAACGATAGAGTTATCTTCCGACCAAATACTTCTTCCAATTTCGGAGATGCGTATAATCAAATTGTCAGCTATGCGTTCAATACAGGGCATTACGATTCACTAATCATTGCTAATGACGATGTAGTTCTGAGTCCCGATACTATTCCCAAGATGCAAGCGGATTACAAGCACGTCAGTAAGTCATTTAAGGTTGGATTCTTAGGTGCACGATCAGATTACGTACTACCAGCACAGAATATACGAGTAGCTGAGGAAGATGACGTATTCTCAGCGTTAAAGTGGGAAAGCGAGTTACACATCAAGATGACTGATGTCATTGCTCCTATTTTTGCTGCGATAAGTAAAGAGGCATGGGATGTAGCACAATTCCCTAGCACTAATTGGTATTCAGACAATATAATATGTCACGATTTAGGCAAAGCAGGATATTTCCACTTTGTTAGTCGTGGATACGTTCATCATGCAGGATCGCAGACGGTTGGAAACGACTTTGCTAAGTGCCATGAAGAACCAAGAGAGTGGATAAAGACTAACAGACCGGATATGTACGAGGCATTCTATGGCTGACGGATTATTGACACAGGGGTTGAATTACATTGACCAGCAAAAACAGGCTCTAGCGGCTCGTTTAGGCTTGTTAATGAATAATCCACAGGAATTTGCTGCTCAGTTAGGTAGTGAGGCTCGTCAAAGGGCTGGAGTTGGTCTATTGGGTGAACCTAAGACTGCTCAGGAAATGGCATCAGGTGCATGGATAAATAGTCCATATGGTCAGCAAGCAATGCAAGCAGGTAGCGGATTTGCTGGAACTACTATTGGAAAGCAATTAAATGATGCTATGGCATTGGCACAAAAACGTGCAGCACTACCTATAAATAAAGGTGGTTTGGGATTGCCAAAAAATAATACAGCAGAACAAAGAGCGCAAGCTATGGGTATCAATACAGATGCTTATCATGGATCAAAGCAAGACATTACTGGTCCTTTTGCAGCAGGATACGATGATAATTTAGCATTTGTAACTCAATCTCCTGAATTTGCTAATAAATGGATAGGCAAAGGTAGATTTAATGTCCGTCAAGGTGAAGAAGCTGCTAATGAAATAAAAAATGCAGAAGATTTATACAAAAAGATTCGGTATAAATATATGGATTATGAGGCTCTTGATAAGATACCAAAGGGTCCTGCTTATGATAAAGCATATGATGAAATGAGTGATGCTGCAAAAGTTGCTCTACAAAAAGAATTCGGGTTAAGAGGTTATCCTATTGGAATTCATGATGTAGTTTATCCTTTGAAGGTTAAAGCAAATAAAACTTTTAATCCTGAAACAGATATGAGTGTTATGAACGATTTTTTTAAGAAAAATAACACTCCTCAAAATCTTATTGATTTATACAAAAGTGGTAATTACATGATGTATGAGACAAAAGATGTTGTTAATTATCTAAAAAGCAAGGGATTTGATTCAATGAGGTTACGTGAATCAACTGGAGATAATTATCCAACAATAGCTGTTTTTGATCCAGAAACAGTTAGGTCTAGGTTTGCTGCATTTGATCCATTTAGAAAAGATATAGCAACAGCAAAAACTATGGGAGTACCTGCTCCTGATATGTTAGCCGCAGGAATTCCATTTGGATTGCTTGCTGGAACTAATGTAGAGATGCCTAAGAAAGAGAAACGTAAGTAGCATGACATCCAGAGGATAATGCAATGACAATTTCAGAAGCAAAAGCATTTATAACGTGGTTTAGAAACAATCATCTTCCTAAAGGAACTGATTTTGTAAAATTACATAGCGGCAGAGAGATATTGCTTGATAGCATGAATGATGACGATACATTGTTTGTTGCTAATCAATTTGAGGCAATGTTTGATGTGGCTACAAAGAGAGCATGACACCTGAAAGGTAATGCGAAAATGGAAACAAATACTGTTAAAGAAACGCCAAAAATCGGAGAAGGACTAGCAGGACCGGGTAGACCTAAAGGATTGCCTAATAGGAGCACTCAGATAGTCCGAGAGGCTATTGCTAACCTATTAGAGCGCAATGCAGGGAACATGGATAGGTGGCTTAATGAAGTGGCTCAAGATGATCCTTATAAGGCACTTGATCTAATGAATAAGCTAAGTGAGTACCATATACCTAAGCTGGCTAGGACTGAGATAAGTGGCGTTGATGGTGCTCCTCAGCAGCACGTGGTTACATGGCAGAAGTAATCGAGATAGCTTATAAGCCACGTGAGCAGCAAAGGCTGATTCATGAGGCTATAGATAAGCACAGGTTTACAGTAGTAGTTGCACATCGTCGTATGGGCAAGACTGTTAGCGCAATTAACCATCTAATCAAGGCTGCTATTGAGTGCACTAAACAAAACCCACGATTTGCCTATATTGCTCCGACTTATGCTCAGTCCAAGCGCGTGGCTTGGGATTACCTGCTGGAATTTACTCGTCCTCTTGGGGCTGTGGCTAATATCAGCGAGCTTAGAGTTGACTTTTGGGGTAGGCGCATTAGTCTTTACGGTAGCGATAATGCTGATAGCTTGCGTGGGCAGTATTTCGATGGCGTTATCCTTGACGAAATAGGCGATCAGAACCCTAGAATATGGAATGAGGTTATACGTCCTGCATTAGCAGATAGGCATACAGATGAAAGCCCTACGTGGTGCTTATTCATTGGCACACCGAAAGGTAAAAATCATTTCCTCGGTTTCCGCGATAGGGCTAAGACTGCCGAAGGTTGGGCATTACTAGAGTTCAAGGCTAGTGAAACAGGTATTCTTAGCGAGAAGGAACTTTGGGCTGCTCGTCAGGAGATGGGTGACGATAGGTATTTTCAGGAATTTGAATGTTCCTTTGATGCCGCTATTCAAGGTAGCTATTATGGCAAGATTATTAACGATCTCGAAGCGAAGAATAGAATCACTACCATTGAGCGTGATGATCTGTGTAAGTCTTATGCTGCTTGGGATCTCGGCGTTAGTGATTCGACAAGTATCTGGATATGTCAGACGGTGGGCAAGGAAGTTCGGCTTATTGACTTCGTCGAAAACCACGGAGTCGGTCTGGATTGGTATATACGCTGGCTCAAAGATAACGACTACGAAGGCTTCACGCAATTCCTTCCGCACGATGTGGAAGTAAGAGAACTAGGCACAGGAAAGAGCCGTAAAGAGGTTTTGCAGGAATCTGGACTGGATATAACTGTGGCTCCTAGATTGTCGGTTGCAGACGGCATACAAGCCGTTAGAAGGCTACTACCGCAATGCTGGTTCGATCATAAGACTAAGCAAGGGCTAGACGCTCTCAGGAACTATCGCAGGGAATATAACGAGAGACAGCAAGTGTTCTATGACAAGCCGCTACACGACTGGAGCAGTCATGCAGCAGATTCCTTCCGCTACCTTTCGATAAGCCTTGACCAAGACGAAACTTCATGGCAGTCAGATTTGCCCATTAACACAAAATGGATTGTATAATTGCGAAAATCCTAAGAGGAACGCATTATGATGGATGAAGGCAAAGTAAAAGGTATTATCGAGAACGAAATAGATAACAGTATTGGTTATCTTGATACCGAGACTACCGAAGATCGTAAGAGGGCATTAGAGTATTACCTAAGATATCCTTACGGCAATGAGCAAGAAGGTCGCAGCCAGATCGTAACTGGTGAGGTAGCTGAGGCTATCGATGGTGCATTGCCACAGCTAATGAGAGTCTTTACGACTACTGAGGACATTGTTTACTTTGAGCCTAAGAGTCCCGGTGATGAGGAGTCAGCTAGACAGGCTACCGACTACTGTAACTGGGCTTTCTATCGTGATAATGATGGAATGCTTATTCTCCACAACTGGTTTAAAGATGCTCTGCTGCAAAAGGTAGGCGTAGTTAAATCATATTGGGATCAGTCTACAGACGTAACGAAGGAAGAATACGAGAATCTGTCAGAGGATGAGTTGGCTTTATTGCTATCGGATCAGACTCTAAAAGTTACCAAACAGAAAATAGAATATACGGAAATGTCGGACATGATGGGCAATGTCATGCAGATTCCTAGCTTTGAAGTTCAGGTACAGCGCATTAAAGAAACAGGTCAGGTGCGTATTGAGAACGTGCCTCCTGAAGAATTCCTTATTAGCAAGTCAGCTAAGACTATTGACCAAGCTAGTTTCGTAGCGCATCGTCGCTTGATGACTCGCTCAGAGTTAATTGCTATTGGCTACGATCAGGACGTAGTTGACGATCTGCCAACATATAACGATCTTGAGTTCAATGCTGAACGTATTGCTCGTTTCCCTAATGGTGAACAGCCAGACCAAAATACGTCTTTAGACTTCTCTATGCAGGTGCTAGAAGTATACGAGTGCTATATCCGTATTGACGAAGATGATGACGGTATCGCTGAATTGAGGCGTATCGTCTATTGCGGTTCTGAGATATTGGAAGATGAGGAAACAGATTATGTTCCATTCCACTCTATCTGTCCTATACCTGTACCGCACAAATTTTTTGGGCAAAGTCTGGCAGATCGGACGATGGATATTCAGCTACAGAAGTCCACGATTACACGTCAGAGCTTAGACAATCTGTATCTAACTAACAACAATCGAGTAGGTGCTGTAGATGGTCAGGTCAACATGGATGACTTGCTTAATGCTACTCCGGGTGGAATTATCCGTATCAAGAATCCTAATGCTCTGGTTCCGCTAACGATTCA